CTTTGATGTCCTCAGCTTAATAGAGGCCACAGTATTGAGCGCCACGCCCTGCATCTGTCTGAGAGAGAGGATGTGTGGGGGTAGGTTTAATTTGATCTGCACGTTGATAGCCATTTAATGCCTCATAGCCCGCTTAGGGTTAAAGGTCTTATCATAACTGGTCTTTGTGTAGGTCGCCCATGATGCTCTGAAGTCGCGTGATGAACCCCCTGTTTCAGTGAGATCAATTTCACCACTATCAATAATCCCATCACCATTTAGGTCTAGACTGATTGATCTGAGTGCAGAGTGTAAGAGCTCATCACATCTAGTTCTAAACTCTTCAGCTACTGTCATTTGTAGAGCGCTCTCGAATATGCGAGCACCTGCACAGTAGGCGTGAGCTAGAGCGAAGTCCTGAGCATTAAAGATCTCATCTTCTGTGAGCCCTGCTGATAATTGATCTCTGATTTTCAGTACAAGTTCATCAAGTGAAGCCTGAATCTGAGGAGTAAAATCAGCCTGCCTTCTGGGTACTTTATCAGCGAGTACAGGAATGATTCGAACAAGTGCATCATGATCTAGGCCTGTGTCAAACGGTCTAGGTGTCGCCTTGATCGCCCCTTTATCTACTCGATCTGCTGTGTATTGACCTAGGTCAGCTACATAGGAGACATAATAGGCGTAGGTGTTAGATGGGGTCATCTGCGCTGCAGGGATAGTCGCAGACCACAACGCAAACTCTAGAGCTGATGCTGTTGATAGATCAATCTCTCTAGGCAGAGGCTCAGCTAGAATAGCTGTGGTGTCAGAGACTCTAACCACAGTGACTGAGAATATACCGTCTGTAGCTGTGATGAGATGGGCTCTGATTTGATCAGCCTGCAGAGGGTCTGCTGGGGCTGAGAGAGTCAGTGTGCGCCTATCATTAGCTATAGCGATCACACTCAGATCAGCCCTTGAAGATACAAGGCTATAATCTTGAGCCACAGGCCCAACATAACTGAGTACAGGTGTGCCATCAATGGGCTTTGGGCTATTCCAAGTGAAGAGGTAATCTAGGCTTGTGACCGCTTTTCTCATGTTGCGCCTCCATTCGCTTGATCTATATCTGCTGTGGTGGCTCGCGTTAGCCCCATACTTTGCACAAAGCCCTCAGTAATTGGCGACCAGCTGTGTCTGCAGTTATAGCCACCACCTGCTGAGATCACACTGAGCCCCTGACCATTATTGAGCCTATTAAGCTGAGGTCTCGAGACTACTAAATTGACCAATGGTTTACAAAAAGGTCTAGTGATCCCATCGACTGGGCCAGTGAACAAAAACAGATCAAGGCCCGCTTCACGCGCTGCCACTGCTGTAATATCACGCCCATATTGTGAGATCTTAGTTTTTAAGACTGTGAGCTGTGAGCCTGTAGCGCTCTTCATCCTCTGATTAAGGGCTGAGGCCACCTGATTTATAGGCACACCCACAGATAGACTCTGCAGACTGTCTCTCATAGCGCTGATAGTGTTAGGGATAATCACATCATCTATCACTGATTCAGCTATGGAGGTTTGTAGCATAAAGGCCTGATCTTGAATGCGAACAAAATCAAAAGGGGCTATACCCTCAAGAGCCTTTTGGGCTGCTTCATTGATTTTATCAGTAGCTTTGGTGAGATCACCCACTACATCAGCATAACCCGCTTGCATCAAAAACTGTGAGAGCTGATCACGATTAAAGCGCAACAGTGTAGATGGGTCGGTGACCTCAACTGCACTTTTGAGCGCCTTGATGATCGCTTGTCTTGACCTGCCCAGAGCTAAGCTGACTTGTTTCTCAGCGGCTATCTCAGCTCTGATCTGATTGATTCTTGCGCGTGTGAGTTTTGCCAGAGGCCCACTCTGGGCCTTCTCCTGCTTCCTGAGATCGATCAGCGCCTTTTGATCAGCATCAATCTTCTCAGCAAGGGTCTGGTGAACATGCCCACACTCACACCTCATCTTAGGCTAGGCAGTCAGTGAGAGTGTAGCCCAAATCTTGATTAACCTTAATAAATCCCATGTACTCATCACCATAGACACAAGTGCCCATGTCGCGAGCATTAGCTTCTGATCTCACAGTGAGCGCCTCGCTGTAAATGTTGAGAGCGCCCACAGGTGAAGCGGTAACCTGATTTCCTGTGACTGCAGCGTTAGCTGTGCCTGTGGTTCCCATCCAAAGATTATCACCAGTCCACAGCAGGCTGTTAGAGCCTGCCTGCCCTGGGTTTGCTGAGTCAGCTAGAGCGCCTGCAAACAGGACACGCATAGACGGGTTGCTGAGACTGTTAGCGATAAACTGGGCCAGTGCATCATCACTCATGAATGGAGCACCACCGCCTGCAATGCCTGATGTGGTTCCATCAATCAGGGCATAGCCTCTAGCCTCAGGAGAGTTAGAGAGGGCCACCTTGAGATCAAAACCAATGATCAAAGTATCGGGCATGATACCGCCTGCAGTCTTCATTTGAGTGTTCTGAAGGTCTCTCAAATAACTGATAGGAGTAGCGCCTGCATCACCCATCTGAGAACCAAAGAGAGCAGTACAGGTGTTGGTATTCCAATTAGTCCCATCAAAGAAGAGATCCGCCGCTAGGCGCTCTTTTTCAAGCATCATGGCCCGCGTCACAATGCTGATTGCTCGGTTAATCTCGCTGATCCCTGAGTTCTTAGCATAGGCTGAATAGCGCTCAGTGTTACGGCTGATGTTATGCTTGAACCCAAGATGAGAGAGCGTGAATTGAATGTAATCACGATCAAATTGTGCAAGCTCATTTCTGGGGGCTCCATCAGCTACTATAGCGCTTTGACCATTCGCTGCGCTGAGGAAGTTTCGGCTGTTCTCTCTGAGGACTGAGCCCACAGGATTATCAACTTGAATCTTAGGGCAGACCTGATCTGCAATGAACATATCAAGGCTCTGAATAGCTTCAGAGACGAGGCGAGGATATGCGCGTGTATCCGCTAAATAATTTTGATTAGATGGCATGGTGGCTCCTTAGGCTAAGACTGAGTTAGGGGCTGAAAAGTTAATGAGAAACTCATCACCAGCAACCACTGAAAGCTGTTTAGTGTCGGTCTGGGCATTTCCAAGGGGGTACTCACCTGCAGTGTTTGCAGAGTATGCTCGACCTGCAAGGCCTGATGTAACGAGAGGATCATTAAGGATAGTAAGACCCTCGCCAGCGACTACGCGAGTAAGACCAGCAAAGACCACATCAACAGAATCACCTGCCACAGCTGAGGTTTGGGCGACCCCCACCACAGCATCATCGTTTGAGGCTGTGGTCATGATGACCTTACCTGCTGCATCTCGACTGACAAAAGCATAGGAGCTGATAGTGCCACCAGCGATATAAGATTTTTTAAAATTGCTCATTTGAGAATTTCCTTAACTTGGTTTGGATGGAGTTTAGCATAGGCCTCAAGCGCCTCACTATATTTAGAGATGGAGTGCTCAGCCTGAAAAGCATCAACTGCTTTCATGATTGAGTCTGCAGAGTGATCAGCTTTAATCGAGTGACCCTTTTCTGAAAGGTCGATTGATTGAGCATCTGAGAAGCTAGCCCAGATCTGAGGATAATCAGACTTGATTGAATAGGCTTGTTCTGCTGCGCCCTGTTGGGCAGGTGTGATCTTGCCCTCGCTGAGGAGTGAAGCCACAGCCTGATCTCTGAGATTCTCAGTGATTTGAGCTTGTGTCTTTTTGAGCTCTTCAGAGAGTCTCTGATTCTCAGTGAGAAGCTGAGCCTGTTGAGACTTGAATTGCTCGGTGAGTGCTGTGACCTCAGAGGTCTCATCTTTTTTCTCAGGCCCTGACTCATCAAGATCATTCACTAACTGTGAATCCTCATCAGATTTCATCTCAGTGATTTGAGCTTTTAACTCTTCAATCATCGCCTCTAGGGCTACAATTCTCTCTGTTTTATCTTCTGGGCTGAGCCCTTCAATTTCTTCACGATCCATCAGTAAATTCTCCTTTAGCTGAATTGCGTCAATAGTGCTGTGAGCTTGTGCTGGTCTGGGGGTAAGTGTAATGGCTAGCATCTGAGCAGAGCCCACTTTTTCACCGCCGTCTCTGGCATAGATCGGCCCTTGCAGATATTCAGGAGATGACCAGAGGACACCGCCAGAATTTTCAATAATCTCTAGCCCGCGTTCGTTGTATGCAGGTGTGGCCCATAGCCCATCATCCCTAGCCTCTAGATCTGTAATGATTCCTAGAGCTGTTCCTGTGTCAGGTGATGAGATGGAGTCTCGATAAGGGCTAGTGGCATGATTCCAGTCGATGATCACAGGATCACTATCAGCCCTGAGGGCGTAAACCCTGACTAGCTCATTAATTAGCTCTCGATCTATCGGAGCACCTAAAGGCTCTCCGCTGGTTCTGCTACTCACCTGACCTAGAGCTAGGGTCTTGAAGGGTTGACCTGTGGTGAGCCCATCAGAATACTCAGGAAAGTCATACACATCTTCATTATATGACATTAAGAGATTTTCAGCTCTCATCTGGACAGTGATAGGGTCACACTTGATTGTATATTTATATTGTGCGCCTGTTTTGCAGCGCCGCCCAAAGATCTTTTTGGCCTTAGCTTTTCTCATCACGCCTCCTCAATATCTGCTCAGTAAGAGCTTGAGCTGATGAGTAGACTGAAGCTGTTTCTCTCTCATCTACTGATCGATCTAGGCTCAACTCTTGTAACCCTAGCTTGTCTCTAATGTCTCTCTCTAGAGTATCATCAGGAGTCACAGCACCAGACTGTATAAGCCCTGGGATCATGCCTAGGCTCTCAGCCAGATCATCATTGTCTAGACCTGAGTGTGTGAGCTTTGGGAGTAGAGAAGGATCGACCGCGCCAAAATTCCACTTAATCAGCCTGCCCACTGTACCCCCTCCTGGTCGATCTACACCATTGATAGATGAGGTGATAATGTCAGCATAATTTATAGCTGATCTTCTGAAGAGACTCATATGAATCTCACCCACTGAGCGGGCTCCTGTGTCACTCACCCCTAGGTTTGCAAACTGAGCTAGGAAGGCCTGAGAGATCTGATTATCACATTCAGTAATAATAGCTAGTGGGCCTCCACTCTGTAGATTTGGGTCAACTGAGTAGGAATCAAAACTGATCACAGGATTCTCTACCAAGTACTGTTGCTCAGCGCTGATGAATGATTGTATCTGCTCCTCAGCATCATCAATCATAGCGTCTATGTCAGAGTCTGTGAGCCCCTGCTGTTCACCCATCGATCTATCAACGGTGACCTTTGGCGTAGGGATCGCCCAGCGATCCACAGCCACACACATTAAATTTGATATTCTCTGTTTCTGTCGCCACCACCACCAGCAGCTTCTGAGTCTCCCCACACCTTCCCAGTTTGCGCCTGTTTTATTGAGCGTCAATAATAATAGCTTTTCTGATGGTATCGGTTCAGGCCTCTGATAAAAGTTAGTCTGTGTTTGGGTGACTGCATCGAGTGTTGAGCCGTTCAGGCTCACCCAGTCAGAATGAGCTGATGGTTCTCTGTCTGCATATTCTTTCAGCCAGACTCTAACTCTACCTTTAGAGTCTGGGCCTACCCTGTACAGCTCCTCTGCATATCTGTATCCAATAGGTACAAATTCTAGAAGATAACCTAGCTGCTCCTCAAATGAACAGAGCATCTGGCCTGAATATCCATCAAACCCATAGGCCTCATTCATGAAGTCAGCTAGCTCTTCAGATTGTTTATTGCCCTCTAGCCCTGCCACAAATCTCCATGAAGCGCTGAGCAGAGTCTGTTTGAGCATGTGCCAAGATCTCTGAACTATTGCATCAGTCCTCAGCATCTCCTCAGCCTCAGTCACCCATCTAGATCCTGTTAGCTCAGAGTTATGCTCATAGCCTGAGATAGAGCCATAATTCAGGTTAGTTCCTGATATGCCTCTAACTTTGAATGATGGGTATTTGGATGACTCTTTATAAAATCGGTTCATTGAGTACCTATGGTAGACTATTCTATAGTGTTATCTCTTGACTGATGTGATGTCAAGCTCATGATTAAGGGGCTGTTATGGATACGCTAACCACATTTCTTTCTCAGTTTGGGCCAATTATCGCCACTGCTGGTGGCCTGCTGTGGTCATTTAGTAGACAGATCACGCGTATTGAGGCTGAGCTGCAGAGCCTGAGACACCAGCTAGAGGATTGTAAAAAAGGGAATGAGGATAACCGACAAGGTAGGCTTGAGGTCTTTGGTGTGTTGAATGGGGTGATGAAGCCTAAGGACAATGAGCTGAGTGAGCGCCTAGCTAGAGTCGAGACCTTGCAGAGCATCATGAGCCCGTCTGATATGATAGAGAGACTAGCTAAAATAGAGGCCTCAAAAACTGATGAAGCGTGAATTTGTTATTCTCGTATTGATTGATATTGTTGATTCTGTGAAGTGGATTGAGAGGCTGGGTGATGTGAAGAGTACCCAGCAGATGAAGATTTATAATCGGATTTTCCGAGGCTTATTAATCAAGTATCAAGGTGTTGAGATTGATAAAACTGATGGGGCTCTGTTGATCTTTGAACGTATGAGAGATGCTCTGAGATATATAGATGAGTACCATAGACTAGTAGAGCATCATTTAAAGCTGCGCTCTAGAGTAGGTGTGCATTGTGGTGAGGTGATCATGCACCATAACCATGATCTGTTTATTTCTAGAGGTGCTAAGCTGATTGAAGTGGATGGGCTACAAAAGAGCATAGCAGCCCGTATTATGTCAGTGGCTTCAGCAGGTCAGACCCTGCTTAGTGGCCCTGCTGGTGAATATGCCTCTGCTGTCAGAGGTGATCAGGTGCTGAAAGATCTGGGCAAGTTCAAACTCAAAGGGGTCTATAAACCGATGAACCTCTGGGCCATCTCATCAAGCGCCAAAAGACTCAAGCGCCCAAAAAACACAGATAAAGTCAAATATGTTAGGGCTCCTAAGCTGACCCCTGAGCAGCAGGTGCAGAGATTCTGGCGCTGTACCCTCTACCCCTATCTGAGCCTATTGCTACTGAGAGAGCTGATGATGATCATGAGTATGATTGAGCTGATGGGGGCCTGCCCTAGGCTCTATCTGATGGAGATGAGTAGAGCTATCGGCGTAATCGTATCATTTATACATGGTCTGTTTTACTTCTAAAAAAAAACGCCCTCTGAGAGAGCGCTTATAAAGTGACACATCAATAATTATCAAATCAACGGGTCAGCTTTTTGAGACCGTCAACCCTCTGTATACGTCTATCTTTCTCCCCTAGGGGCATTGAATAGTGTAGAAAAGGAATGAGTGTTCATCACTAAAGTCTAGAGACTATCAGGATTCGAGAGCATCTACAATCTTAAAAAACAGGTGCACACTATGAATGAAGTCATTGAGGCTCTGATGATGAGCAGGTTCAGAGATGAGTTTAAATGTGAGGTGGGCCAGAGTGTCAATGCTCAAAATTGTCTCCTTAGATTTCCGCGTCTGCGTCTGTTGGTTTTTGTTGCTGTGTCTGATGATGCTCTAGATGTGTAGCCTGCTCGATCTGTCCAATAATGAAAGATACAATCATATCTTAGCGCGTCTAGTGGGTCTTCTCGACCGTCCTTCTTTGGCCTCTCTGATTTATCCCAGCTGTAAGAGAGCAGGGCCTTTCTCAGGCTGTTACCCCTCGCCTTTTCTCCTTTGGCCCATACATCTCTGGTGATTAGATATTTCTTCTGATGTAGAGCCCTCTTCAGCTTCTGCACACCATTGAGAATATCTGTTTTCACTGGGTCTGTAGTCCATCGCATAGGCAGAGCTATTCCGCCCTGGTCATGTGGCTTTGAGATCATTCTAAAGGCGCTAATGCCTGTGTGGTCTGATCGGGCTGAGCCTGCTTTGTCAGCTGTGCCTGTGTCGAGTAATATCCGATCAGGTGGCGCTGAGGCTTGAAGGGATCTGGGCCACGCTATCTCTAAAATCATGGCGCTCAGCTTCTCAATGGTGACTTCTTGGGGGTTGATCTCAGCGACTATCACAGAGGCCTCTCTGGCCTCATCGTGTACAATAATCAAAACTGAAGGTTTTCTGAATCCCCAGTCTATGACTATTCGACCTGTCATCTCAGGAGAGTACACAAAATCATCTATAATCAGCTCATCTCTAAACTCAGAATAGACTAGTCCTGATGGAGGCTTTGGCTGATTCATGACCATGGCGGCCCGTTCATCTTCTGGTAGAAGTTTTGTAGCCTCAAACCAAGCTGCGCTTAGGTTCGCTTCATTTACATATGATGTATAGAGCAGAGGCTGATATTTCGCTTTTTCTGCAAAGTCGCACCACCAAGCATCAACCACAGGCAGGCCAACCAGAATCATAATAGGAGATGGGCCTGAGCGTAAACGGCCCAAAGCCTTATGGGCGACCTCCTCACTCATCGTCTGACATTCATCTATAAAGCACACACCTGAAGTCACATTTAGACCCTCTAGGGGATTATGTGTACTCGATCTGGTGTCAGGTCTATAATATGATCTACACCAGACTGATGAGCCTGTGTGTTGATCCGTCCATTTCTTCAGTGTGTGGTTATACGTCCAACCGATGGGGCTCAGCCACTTCTCGATTTCAGGGAGTAAGACAGAGTTATATCTAGGAGCTGTATCAGTCACTAGTAGAGATGATGTACCTGGGCGTGATTTAGCTACGAACCACAGGCCAAATATGAGCGCTGAGGTTTTACCTGAGCCCCATCCACATCTGGCGCTGATCACCTCATTCTCTGCTCTAATGTTTTTAATGATCTGTTTCTGAAGTGGGTTTAATATGATCTCTTGCGCTGATGGCTCATCCTCGCTTATCATGATTTGACTTTCTGTGAGAGAGTGAGCCCAGTTATGGTTTTTTCTGGGCTCACTCTTGAGCTATACGACAAATTCAGCGAGTAAGATCAGCAGAATAATTGAGACTATGCAGATGAAGATAAACATCATGATTCATCTTCTGTAGGCAGAGGCTCAGATATAAATAGGCCTCCTGTCTGCTCAACCATAGCATTAAAGCCTGATGATCCGTCATTAGTCGAGACTGTCATATTAACCGCTTTTTTCTCACCATAAACCTCTGGCTTCATGATGCTCAGATACCACTTTGAGTATTTCGGATCACCAGAATTAACCACCTGGTGGACGTGGAATTTCTCACAGTAGGCCCGCGCCTCCTCTATATCCTGTCTGAACTCCTCATCAGTAGCCTGCCATGTGTAATATGTCTCTCTAGAGATTCTGGCTAAATCACATGCTCCTGATATTGATAGGCCTCCTGAGATCTCCGATAATATCAGGCTCTTTTTTTCTCGTTTGCGCTGTTCAGCTGCTTCTTTTAATTCTCCCATGATTTTCTCCCTAAGATTGTCAGCATTGTAAATTAAAACTCAATTAGCCACTCATGCTCAAGTCTAGCCACCTCAATATAAAGCTCAAGTTTTCTGCGATTAAAATTTATCGTAAACTCAGCATCTGAGGAGTGGATAGCAATCAAACCATGATCAAAACGATCATGAGCCCATCTGATATGAGCTAGGTCTTCAAACGCTTTTTCATAGCTCTTATAGATCCAATCGAGAGCACATTTATAATTCATGACCCGCGCTAGATGCTCCCAGCCATCAAACTCAATCTCTGACTGTCGCCCTCTCTGGTGAGTTGCGATATTCAGCAGGGCCTCACATAAAATCAGATGATAGCGATTAATCCGATAAGGATTATAAATAAATTTGGTGCTTGAGAGCTTAGCGCCTCCACTCACTTGAGCCTCCCACTTGATTCTGGTCTTTTGGCGGGTTGCGCTTGACTGATGAGCTGATGATCACAACGCGCCTCTGATCATTCAGCAGCTGCTGTGAAAGGTGACCATCGATCAGCAACTCCTCACCCTCTCTATATTTTGAGACCCACTGAGCAGATTTAGGTGAGCACACTACAGGCATGATCAGCTCCTCATCAATTCTGACTAGAATGATGGGGGTGTCTCTGTGTTGAGTGTCGAGCTTTAAAAAAGTACAGAGCCCTATGAATTTATTTACCATTTCAAATATCCCACTTTGTTTTGTGTGTCTGCTGTGAGCGTCTATCAGGCCCAGTCATTTCAATAATTTTCTCATCAGTGAACATCTCTTCAACCCTCGATTTAAGAGCCACAGATCGATTAAACGTTTTTATTAATATCTCTTTCGGGCTCAGATTTGTGGCGACCATCACAGCCATCTTTCCCCCTTTCCATCTCTCATGAATAGCGCCTATCATCTTTCGAGTCTGGTCTAGATACCAACCATTGACCTTATCTTGACCACCTAGCCCGCCCAGCTCATCAAGTAGAAGTAGATCCACATCTTTGAGCCAGAATTTGAAAGGGCTCTCAATGCTCTTATCATCCCAGCTTCTCCGCTCTTGAGTGAATAGGCGCTCATGAGTGGTGAACCTGACTTTGAGCCCGTTCCATGCTGCCTCTTTAGCTATACTGTAGAGGAGAGTGGTTTTGCCGTTCCCTGGTGTTCCATGCATCAAGACAGCAGGTGGTCTCTGTTTTTTTGGGTCGCTCTTCTTGGATGGTCTCCAATGGGCGAACGGAAACACAGCTTCATACTGTGCTGTTGAGTCCCATTGATAATCATCTATAGTCGCGTCTATAGCATCAACGGGTAACTGAGCTTTGGAGAGTCTCTTTAATCGTTTTCTGGGTCGCTCACAGTGATTGCAGAGTGATGCTGATCTGTACCCGCTTTCACAGAGTGTGTACATCCAACCATTTTCGCAGTGCCCACAATAGGGCAGATCGATACACTCTAGGTATTCGCCTGAGGTTATCAGCAGATCTTTTTCATGTAGCTGAGATGGTGTGAGGTTTGCCCAGCTCTGTCTTGTGTCTCTCTCAGCTGCGGGCCTCGATCCTTTGATCTTTTGTATAGATGATAAAATCTCTTCAAAATTGAGAGCGTCCCCTAGCTTTGTTAGGCTCATGATGATTGCATTCTCTCGATTAATAGAGTCTTGTTCTCATCCCAGAATACAGCATAGTCCTGAGCGTTAAAATCTTTTGGTTCAATATCTCGCTCTGATAAATAGCTCTCTACCACAGTTCTGAAAGCAAAGCGTGAAGCTGAGCGCCCAATGTCTGGCGCTGACTGTCTCCACATTAGCGCATGCATTCTGTTTAGAGCCCTTTCATTCTCTCTTCTCTTTTCAAAATTAGAAAGACTGCTAGTGTCGATCCCTTCACTAGTGTCCATATCTTCACTAGTGTCTGAATCTTCACTAGTGTTCATATCTTCACTAGTTGCTGTTAAGCCCTTTAAGTTCTCTTCTCTTCTATACTCTTTGTTATTCTTTGTTTCTCTATAAAGGGGTGAAGGATCCTTCACAGGTAGGATACCTATATCTTCACTAGTGCTAGTGTCGATCCCTTCACTAGTGTTCATATCTTCACTAGTGTCTAGATCTTCACTAGTGTTCATTCCTTCACTAGTGCCTAGATCTTCACTGGTGTTTATATCGACACTAGCTAGAGCCTCATAATCTCTCTTGATCACATCTGCATTAATCTGATTCTCAGCCACTTGAGACATGGCTTCACTGATCCTCTGGGCTGACCTTATTATATAGCCCTTTCTCTTGAGCCCACTTAGACCCATCAAGATTCTGCGTCTGCTTATGCCCATCCGCTTAGATAGCTGATCAGCGCTGACAGCTCCTGAGAGAGTGTCTCTGTGGACGCACCAGAGCAGACCTAAGAGCGCTTTAAATTCATTGTATGTGAGTGATGGTAGCGCGTACACCATCGACCTTATCTCATGTTTTTTCATGATGAGCCTTTCTGTGTAGCTTAATTTTGATCGATCAATACTTAAAAGTCAACACTGTGTGTTTTATTTATTAAATAAAGGCTGTTCTTTTTTTTAAACAAATTTTGTTGACACAGGTAAACACTTGGATTAAGATCAACATATCAACACCGCTCAGCACTGAGCACAGCAGGCCATAGGCCAGAGGATAGAGAGAATGATTCACTACAGAACCCTGAACGATGATTCTAAAATTTACAGGTCGATTAACTCAGCGCGTAGGAATGAGAGCAATAGTGCAGAACTGTTTGCATTCTCATCACGCTCAGCGGCGCTCAGCCCTCACAGCTCCCCAAAGCTGAGAGTATACAGTGTGACACCTACACAGCTTGATCAGGATGATGTGAGCCTATTCATCGATGCTCATGATGAAGCTAAATCGATTCATCCAAAATATCCACCGAGCAGTTCAAGCGCTCGGAATAGACTAGAGGAGACACACAGCCTCTCTCTCTTTGGATTTGACTCCTCTGGGCGATCAATTAACGCCCATCAGGACATGAGAGTATCATCAAAGTGGGTGCGTTATTCTTGCCCCATTTACATCAACGGAATTAAAAAAACTGTGAGATCTCTATAATGTTACCTATTAAAAAAAAGCTAAAAGAACAGTTGGCTGAGAGGCGCTACAATCTCAGTCACCTTGCAGAGACTGCTTCAGTAAGCCGCAGCTATTTAATGACCTGCATCAACGCACACAGAGGCCTCAGCCTGACATATACGCGCCAAATCGCAGAGGCTGCCACTCAACTTACTGGACACTATTATCATTACTCTGATTTTATGCCCCCTGATGATGGCGGGTGGGAAACTGACTATTATCAGCATGAAAGCAGAGCACTGAGGAAGGTCTTTGACTGTTGGCTAGATGGTCACACTCCTGACCTGAGTGAGTACACAGCTGAGGAGACAATAAAAATTTATGCGCTATTTGAACGCGTTAAAGATCTACACCGAGAGGCCCAAAATCTTGAGGTTCACACTACACTGAAGAGGAGAGAGATATGAACCCTGAGACAAGCACAGATTTGCTCAGACTGTCTGAGATCTATCAGAAAAAGAGCCCCACTGAAGATGAGATCACTGAGGCGCTGCTGATTGTCGGTCGACTGCTTCAGCACATCGAAGCAATGTACACCGCTCTTGACATGTATCAAAACCACTTTTGGAATAAACAATCAGGAGAGATAAAATGACCGCGTTTTTAATCATTCTAATGATCGCCATCATCTGCATCATCTCATATGAGAGGCCCATCAAGATGACCGCACAGAACCTCAATTATTACACGATCAGAGCGACCCTTGATGTGTTCGCTCAGATTGAGTCTGAGCATAACCTGCCCATCGCCACATTGATTTATGAAGATACTGTGAGTCAGAGAGAGATCGAGCTTGCAGCTGATGAGCTGATGATAGATCGCGGGATCTTTACACGCCACGCTTTCAGACTCGATCAGGGACAATTTAACATGTTGGTCTGGCTCTACTTCTCTCAGTTAAAAAACCTATCAAAATCTGAGCAGACACAAATCATTTATAAGATCGCTGACTGAGAACACACACACACAGGAAGTAAATTATGTCTATTGATGACACCATACAAAAACTAGCCCAGAATGAGGCTGAGTACCGAGCATTCAACAGAGCATTCAACGGCCTAATCGCTAACAATAACATCAAACAATCACAGCAAGTGGCGCTATCTAATCTGCAGACTCTCATCAGTGGAGCTAAGAACCAGAATCATTTTAATGAGCGCTTGATCATGTTTCAAGCCTTTGGTCATCTCTTCTCAGATAATCCATCGATCACCCTTCAGCACACATACTGCATTCATGGTCAACCAGCCTTGAACGCCACTGCAATGTTGGGGATTGTCAGAGCCTATCGAGATGATGCAGGTGAGAAGGTCTGCGCTTATATCCGCTACTCTAAAATTGAAGATGATGAAGTGATCATGTGCACTAGAAGAAGAGATGAGCTTGAGTTCAATATCCCTGAACACATTATCTCATTCTCGATGATTGATGCTGAGAGAGCAGGATTTATCAATGATCGTAAAAAGAATAATCCCTGGGTGAAAATGCCTAAGAATATGATGATGGCCAGAGCTACAACATTCCTCTGTCGAGCGTTTTACTCTGATGTGATCGGACAGAGCTATAGCCCTGATGAGCTAGCAGATTCTATGGACATGTCAGACTCTGAGAGAGACACCATCATCTCAGCCTCTGTGATGGGTGAGAAGCCGTCAGCTGGTTCTAGTCGACCACAGCCACAGCCACAGCCACAGCCACAAGTTCAGCCTCAGCCACAGCCACAAGTTCAGCCTCAGCTCACATCATCACAGATTGAGAGTGAGCTAGAGAGCAGAGCCCGCAAACTCACAGAGGCATATGATCCAAATTGGATGAATAATGTAGATGAAAAAGAATATGCTGTGTGGAATGAGAGAGAGATTGAGCTGAATCAGGCTATGCAGATGCTGCCTCAATACATGAGGATCAGAATCTGGCAGGAGTATCATGGTGATGCTCAGCCATTGAATGTGATGATGGGCAATGTACCCATGACTGAGCCTGATGCTGAGTTTATGGAGTCGATCCCGTTTTAAGGTTTGGGTGTGAGGATCGCCTCTAGACGCGCTAGCTGTTGCTCGATTCGACCTAGACGCGCCTCCACATCTCGATGATGAGTATCACCCCCATTCAGACGGGCCTCCACTGACCTAAGCTGCTGCTCTTGTCTACCCTGAGAGCGCTGATGGTCACCCCTCTCCTTAATGTGGGCCATAGCTAGCCCCATGATGCTAATGATGATGGGGGTGATTAAATAAACCTCCATCATTTCACCATGATGTAGGCTGAGGTTGATAGCGCCACAGCCCCCAGACCTATAGCTATATATTTAGTGATCTCTGATTTAGTCTCAGATTTGATCAACTTCTCTTTTAACAGCTTGCGCTCATAGCTCAGCATTTCGATTAAGTTTTTATTGTCGATCTGCTGAGCATCACACTCTTGATGTGCTCTCCTCAAGCTATGCTCATTGAGTTTGAGCGCCTCATTGATCACTGTTTCACAGACGCTTGAGCTATTCTCTACTAGCCCCTTGATAATCACAAAATCTTGAGGCCTTAAAAACACTCCATTCTCAATGATGGGCACACCAGCCCTGACAGGTCGCCCAATGATCTTCTCACCTGGTATCATGATCTCAGTGGCTGGCGAGTGAACCAAGAAAAACAAATAGAGCATCAATGAGCTGCTGAGCATAAAATTTCTTTCTCCAATGCCACATAATCAGCCACAGCTTTTCGAGATGCCTTAACACACATGGGCTGACAACGATCAAAAGTACAGTCCTTTATGCCTGTAATTCTCAGCGCTGAGCGCTCAACATCACACTCAATATATTTCTCTCTAGAGCTGATTAATTCAGTCAGCTCATCAGCACACATAATAGCCTTGGGTGTGTGCCCTCTGTCATAGCCTGTGGAATAGCTCGTTATGATTAAAATCACAGAGACAAACCCAAAAACTGAGTATTTTATAGAGTCACTGATAGAGCCTAAATTAATCATGGGTCTAGTCTCCAAATCGTTGCTCGCCCCATCCCAGCATATGCACTGTGTGACGCAGTGCTGTTGAGCCCTAGGGCAATGACATTAGTCATCGAAGTGACACGTAAAGTTACACTCACCGCGCCTCCTGTTGCATCGATCAAAGCGAGCGCTTTTTCATCTCGACCACTAAGCTGCTGGTCAGTGTAGGGCGGCTGAACTATGCGCCCATGCGTCCCGATCCCAGAAGTTCCATCGTGCCATTGAACCTCTAGATGAGTGTTGGCGTTGAGCGTCGTTGAATATGTCTGTGTGCTGCCCTCGAGCCAATAATAATATCCGCTGGGCAGTGTGAAGGCTCCGCCCGAAAATGACAACAATGAGGAGAGTGTCCCTATAAAGTCATTCGCTGAAGAAAACATCACGTCTGCGCCGACAGCAGATGATGTATTATTCGCACAAAGCAGAACACAAACTGCTGAGGGATTCATCAGAATCTGGCCAAGATGTGATGGAACATAACTCATTATGCACTCCTCATCATCGTTGATCGGCTGCGCGTTGTGTCGATGTTAAAACCAAAACCCGCAGCGCTTAATGTCTGCATAGCTGCCGATCTACCGAATCCAATAAACGAATCATCAGAGGCCGCAAAGGCTGAAGAAACATTTCCTCGAAACTGCGCGTTGTATCCCGCCACGCTTCCATTGTTGAAACTTGCGATCTCTCCGATACTGCTATTAGTGATCGTGACGAACCCCTGGTGCACCCCCTCCCCAGTCGCTGCGGTAATGACGGGAGATGCTCCAGATATCCAAGGCTGAGAGAAAGTGTTTGCTTGCCCAGAGCTCAGAGAGTAGGTCAATACGCAAAAAGGGGAACTACGATTCCCTGTGAAAAAACTCATTGAGTTACCTTCCATAAAACAATTCTGCAATCTGAATCTAAAAAAGGGACACTGGTTCCGACTTCAATTGCAATGAGTCTCAAGGTAAGCAGCGCCGCCGCGTCAATCGAAAATTCACAAGTCGATTCATCGCAGTTATGCCCCTGATACATGTCGGTATTCCCCAGAATTCCGACCGCTGAACCGTCTAGATAAAACTGAAACTGAACGTTATCGCTGGATGTAGATCGCGTAAATGATGGATATGCTTGGGCTAAATAATGACCCGCGTTTAAATTGATCTCTGTCGAGTTCGTGACCGTTGGGCTGCTCGCGTAGGTGTCATTAAGAAGACTGACATTATACTCACCGCCAATAGCAGTGATATTGTTTGACCAGTCAAACAGCGCTAGCCTTAGGGTCTTTTGTGCTGTTCCTCCTGGGGCCATATAACTCATATCAAGATCCAGTTCGTACCATCACTCTGTAAAGTAATCGAGTCATATTGGGCACCGACAGCAAAAGAGGCTTGCCCTGCGTGATCTATATATTCTGATCCCGCTGGCTGTGCTGTGACTGTTCCTCCACCCAGTCTCTTAACTTGATATTTAAAGCCTGCTCCTGTGGTCGCTGCGCTCACTAGTGTCAGAACCACAGCTGAGGCTGAGTTTACTGTGTAGGTCTGCTCGATCTCCCCTGCACCTGGGGCAGATAATGATGTGGTGGTGTTTTGTGCTGTGACTGTTGGAGCTGACCCGCCCCCTCCAGATGCTGTCACCGCCTGCCATTCACTTGACGCGTGAACATAGGTCAGCACCTTCCCATCAATGCCCGCCCCAGCTGTGTAGGTTACATCTGACAGAGTGGTGAGAGGTAGAGTAGCCACCTCTGTATCAACGCGCCCATTTGTAAAATACAGGTTCGTGTTCTCAGCTACATCAGCTGTGTCTAAAACCACTGCACCAGTCTGAGTATTGACTGATGAAACAGGGGCCGTGGCTGGGGTGACCGCTTGCCATTCTGTTGACCCATGAACATAGGTCAACACCTTCCCATCAATGCCCGCCCCAGCTGTGTAGGTTACATCTGACAGAGTGGTGAGAGGTAGAGTAGCCACCTCTGTATCAACGCGCCCATTTGTAAAATACAGGTTCGTGTTCTCAGCTACATCAGCTGTGTCTAAAACCACTGCACCAGTCTGAGTATTGACTGATGAAA